GTTGGTTACAAAGAAGGCGTTAAAGATGGCTTTAATCGTGGCCGCGCTGCAGGTTTAAGAGCTGCATTTAACACAGCTAAAGAGATCGTAAAGAACTCATGACTTTTAACCTGGATAACTATGAGGATGTAAATAGCCGCATCAAGCGGTTTAGAGAAACCCATATCTCAGGCAGGATCATTACTGAGATCGTTGAGTTAAACGTCAAGGATGGCTACGTTATTATTCGTGCCAGCGTATTCCGTGAGCATGAGGATGTAGTACCTGCAGCCGTGGACTACGCCTATGAGCTGCGTACTGATCGAGGTGTAAACCGTGACTTTTGGATCGAGAATTGCAGCACCAGCGCAATCGGTCGAGCCATTGGGTTACTAATGCCAAGCGATGCACGGCCTACACGCCAGGACATGGAGAAGGTAGAACGCTTACAGGCTCAGCCTGCAGTAGAGGTTGATCTATGGGCTACTGCTACACCTGCAGTAAAGGTTGATGGCGTTGGTAGTGTTCGACCAGCTGCGGAAACTATCGCAGACATTAAAGCGCAATTAGGTGGCGAGATCGTAGATGCTGCGCCTATCTGCTCGCATGGTCGTATGGTTTACAAGGAAGGCGTAAGCCCAAAAACTGGGCAAAAATACCGGGGCTATACATGTAGCAGTAAGTCACGCAGCGATCAATGCAAACCAATATGGCTATAACTGAGATGGCGCAGATAGTCCAGGTGATCTTAGATCGATCGCAGGAGTTACAGGCAGCAGCTAGTGGGTTTGCCCGTAGTACAGGCGAGAAGGCTAATACGCCAGATCATGCTGGGCGATATAACACAAAGATAAACTTTCACGAGTTCGTAGCTGAGCATAGTGAGGCTGCTGGCGCAGAAATAGCAGTAGCGCAATACATGGGTATCCGTAACTTCATACCTACTGTAAATACTTTCCACGATGCACCAGACATACAGCTAGGCAATCTGGGCTTTGAAGTTAAGTGGACTAAGTACATTAACGGCCATTTGATTATCCATAAGGACTATCCACGCCTTAGCGACGTGGCCATATTGTGCGTAAACAAGTCCCCGGTATATCAGATCATCGGCTGGATGCCGATCGTATGGGCTAAAAAAGCCAAGTATTACAACGCAGCTGATGGCAATTTCTGGGTATCTCAACGTGAGTTATTCGAGATGGATGCATTAAGGAAGTCCGTATATGGCATTACTGAGGATTAACTGCAGGGTTTGCGCCAAGATAGGCAGCGGCATGCAAACGCATAAAATCGTAGATGAATTTATTAACTTGCCGCCTAACGTAGTTTGCGTTCAATGCTTAGGCTGTGGCGTTATGGGCATAGAGATGCTACTGGATACCGAACGCGCTAGAGATGAGGACATAGATGCCTAACGAGCTAAGAATTTATTGTAATTGTGAGGATTATAAAGAGATGAGCTTATCGGTTCACCTGGTAAATGGTGTAGTGCCGATCATTATCATTAAGTGCGAAAACTGTGAAGGCGCATACACGGTTATGCCTAATTCGGTGCAGCATGCTTAAAATAGGCGAAGGCATAACCGATCAAAAAAATGTTTATTGGAAAATACACAGGCATTTAGACGCAAATCGCAGCACACAATCATGGGCGCAATTAGTAAATTATGAGGCTCTTAAAGCGATTGTATTCTTACACAAGCCCACGGTAAGCAATGATCGCCTTGTACTTACGCTGACTGCGTGGGTCGCCTCGCTTAGCCATTAGTAATGCCCAGTCTTTAGATGATATGCCAACGCTTTGCATGGTGTGCCATACCTATGGGTTATGTACTTAAGTCCTGCATCTATTTGCTTATAAGGATCATTAGTCTTTAGCTTTAACAGCTGTGGTATTCCATATGCAGTAGATCGCTTGTTATCAGCCCGGTAATCCCACCGTGACTCTAAATGCCAAAGCTTCTCAAAGCATAGGTATTGCTTATGATTAGTTAGTTTTATATGACTATAGAGTTTATATTTTTCTTTCTCTATATCATTATTATTAATAGCATAAGCATTATTAATAGATGCTATTACAAGACTAGATGGTAGCACATACCACCAAATCCATTTCAATTTACGCGTGATCTTGGGCGTGTCGCTACTCATCGCACTCATGCTTTTCATCTGGGTTAAAGTCGCAGAAATAGCATCCTGCGTTTTGTCCACAGGTTTTGCACAGGTACTTAAACTGTATTGAGTCACAGCATGAGTTATACACACCGTTATCCACAACTGTGTAAAACTCCTGTCCTAATCGTTTAGGCATCTTTAATACCTAGTTCTGTAGGTTCTGTAGGTCTCGTAGGTTTGGGTAATGGCAATTTAGAACGGCCGTTATCTATCGCCATTGATGCTGAGTTCCAAAGTTTAAATTCCATAACCTTTTGTTGATGCTCAACTGTTCCATGTAAAGCATCAAAACCATCTATTTTTTCAATTCGTGAACTTTTTATTGATGAACCACAACCGCATATAATCGTTTCCATTAGTCTTTACCCCATCCAGTTCCCTTAAATATGATCGATGGCGCACTAAACACGCGCATCATTGGGTAGCTGCAGCACAATGGGCTGCTATCGCCGTGTGTCTTTACCGGGTGATTCATCTCGGTTTCGCCGCCGCATTGATCGCAGCGATATAGGTAACTAGGCATACTGCACCGAATTAGGCATGACTGTATATGCACTCAGGCATTGTTCGCACTTAATGATAATGATCGGTACTACGCCATTTACCAGGTGAACCGATAGGCTCATCTCCTTGTAGTCCTCGCAGTTACAATAAATTCTTAGCTCGTTAGGCATCTATATCCTCATCTTTAGCGCGTTCAGTATCCAATAACATCTCAATGCCCATAACGCCACAGCCTAAGCATTGAACGCAAACTACGTTAGGCGGCAGGTTAATAAATTCATCCACAATCTTATGCGTTTGCATGCCGCTACCTATCTTGGCGCAAACCCTGCAGTTAATCCTGAGTAGTGCCATAGATCGACTTCCTTAATGTATCCATCTCGAATAACTCACGTTGAGATACCCAGAAATTGCCATCTGCAGGGTTGTAATACTTAGCCTTTTTAGCCCATAGCACGGGCATCCAGCCGATGATTTGATAGACAGGTGACTTATTACAAACCAAGATCGCCACATCGTTTAGGCGTGGGTAATCTTTATGGATGATTAAATGACCGTTAATGTACTTAGTCCACTTAACTTCAAACCCTAGATTGCCTAGCGTTATATCGGCTTCATCGTGGAAAGTGTTTACGGTAGGTATAAAGTTACGGATACCCATGTACTGCGCTACTGCAATTTCTGCGCCAGCAGCCTCACTATGCTCAGCTACGAACTCGTGAAAGTTTATCTTTGTGTTATATCGGCCAGCATGGTCGGGCGTATTAGCCTTCTCGCCTGTACTACGGGCAAACCCACTAGCTGCTGCCTGTAATTCCTGCGATCGATCTAAGATCACCTGGACTATCTGTGCCATCTCGGTTATAGCCATATTGGTTTGCATTGATCTGCCCTTGACTTACTGCTACAGGTATAGCCCCGGTATTTCTGGCCAGTTTTCGGGCTTACGCCTTCCTTGTAAACCATCCTGCCATGACTGCAAATCGGTGCAGGATCTACAATCTCGCCACCTAGTTGCGATTTAATATCGGCAATAGTTTCAGCAGCTGGGCGCACACTTCCTACGCCTTCAACCTTTACTGCAGGTATAGCAGTAGCCCATAGATCAACCTCTACTGCAGGCTGAGCCGCTAAGCGTTCTACCTTTTCCATGTCCTGCCGTGTCGGCCTGGCATCGCTAGGCATTAACAACCCGATGGCTCGACCGATGGCAGACGTGCTGCAGTTCTCGATCCAGAAATCTCTGTTTACGCCTCGATCAGTACGCAGCTCATACGCATAATCAACAGCCGCCGGGACTACATCCTCATGCTCACGGAATACGCTGGCACGGATGATTACATAACCATCTTTTACGTTTATCTCAACAATCTCAGTAATGATCCTGCCCGAAATATGGGTTTCTCTAAACCGCTTAATGCGGCTGTTCACATCCTCATAATTATTTAGGTCAAAGGCCATTATTTGACCACACGATCACTAGCTACACGCATACCAGCTGCGCGGCCACGATTGTAGCCATCCTTCACGCCTTCTTTGTAGCCAATCGACCAACCTACTAAAAACCATGCAACGCTAACCAATAAAACTAATACTGCTACTTTTTCTATATCCATTTACTTCGCCCTTGTTTGGGTTAAGCCGCACTACACCGAATTAGGTAGCCCTGCCTAACGTGTAAATAAAGGGTAAAGCCTGGGTATGACAGCGGTCAATAACCGACACGCCCTAACGCTGTAGCAACATTTCGTAGATCGAGTCAACCTTGCTTTCAATACGATCCACACGGCCGCGTAGGTTATGGCCGCCGTTGCCATCTTGGCGTAATTCGCTTAGGTAATACTTAACTAGATGGCGTACCAGCCCAGCCGCAAACCCCATAAGTGTGCAGATACCTATGGCTATGGCTAATAGCGACTGGGCGGCCGTCATTACTTAACGCCGAAAGTGTTATCGCTAGGGTTCATGGCGCGCATTAATGGGCCAAGTAAACCTGCAACGAAGGCATTAGCTAGTGTCTTTGGATCGGTAATACCGGACATGTAAAGTGCAGCAGCGCAGCTAACAGCGGCGCGTAGGTAGGACAGGCCAGCGGCCTTAGCTTGTTCTTTCATGGTCTTACTCCTAAATGCCCTTAATTGACTTGTTTCAATACTGCAATCGTATGAGTACCCGATGCAGCAATTCCATATAATCCTTCATGATCTCCTACAGGCACTTGCATTTTATCGCCGTTATCTAGTTTGTAACCATTAGATGTAGTTACGTTAGCATCGCCTAAATAGACAG